GCGCAGCCGTACCGTTAGGAAATGATTGCATTGGCTTCACTTTCGGTCAGACCGAGTGCCGCTAGTTTAGTCAGGGCTGAAGATTTGGCGATTGCTCTGGCTTCGATCGCATCCGCTGCCGCCTGTCTTTCATCTTCGCTCTTTTTGCGCAAGGCTAGAAAAGCATTTAATTCGTCGCCTTCTAATTTACGACGAACATCGTCTTCGCCAACCCAGATTTCTTCAGTTGCCATTTTTGCTCCTTATGATTTCTTGTAACCGTAGACGAAAATAGTTCCGGTAAATGCACCTGCTAGAAAAATGAGATTAAATCCGTCGTACGACGTAGAAGCGTTATGAACGCCTGAAGACCAGACCGAAACTGAACGAGTCGCTGAAGTGCTGAAGTTTTGACCGATGGCATGCATCGAAGTTCTTTGCGCCTCGAATGGTTGATAAACTTCAATAACTCCCGAAGTAGCCGCAAAGGTCTGTCCAACTTCAAAGCCGTCTACTCCATTTGGTACAGCGGCGGAGTTTGTCGCGTTGCTGCTAAAGTAACGATTTGAGTAATAGTAATAAGCAGTAGATGAGTCTGTGGAGCCGGATCTTAATTTCATGTGAAGAGTTTGATCGGCTGTACCATTTCCAGAGTAAATAATCCGATAATTTGTATAAGTTGAAGAAAAAGCAGTAACGGCTTGACTCGATACCGATGTGCATGTCGTGGCTGAAATCAGAGTCATGCCACTAGCTGCGACGGTTGCCCAAGAAGGGACTCCGCTAGAAACGGATAACATTTGACCACTTGAACCAATACCAAGTCGGCTGAAAGTTCCAGAGCCAGTGCCATAGATTAAATCGCCGTTTGTTGTGATTGCGGTTGCCATTGAGTTAGTTACGGTTACGGTGCCAGATGTACCACCGCCAGATATACCTGTCCCAGCCGTTACGCCCGTGATGTCACCAGCCGCGTCTGTTACCCATGTGAAATCCATATCGGTGTTAGATGCCTTTGATAATACTTGACCGGTAGTTCCGCCTTTAAGATCAACTAGAGACGCATCGATAGAATCTCCAAGTGTCTCGATTGCGGTCGCTCCGTCTTTAACCAAATCTGTCGATGTTGGAACCGACCAGCCAAAGTTCGGCGTTGTTGTTGCCATTTTGTCTCCTTTACGCGACGATGAAAGCGTCGTCCCAGATAAGTGTATTTGATAAAGTGTTCCAAGTCTCCGCGCCACTCACGTCATTCCACTTCATGGCTTGAAGAGAAAACTCGGTCGGAGTCAGATACATGGAAAGCGTTAGCGAGTTGATACCGGCTTGGATTTGCCAACCTTCGACAAAGCCCTGAAATCTGGTTCCCATGTTCGCTGGCAGGTCGTTTATTGTGATCGGCATACCCATAAACACGTTTAGAAGGTTATCTCGGTCGGAGTCGTCTAATTCCGGAGATCCAATAGGGAACGAGATCTGATTAAAGTTAGCCCGTGGATAGGCGCGGAGTCCAAGATAGAAAGCGGCTTGAGATGTGGCATCGGCTCCATTTTCTAGGGTTGTTTGGATCGATTGTGCAAGAGTTCCGTAGGTATCGATTGACGGCTGATCAAAATCAGAGACCTGTTGATTATTTTTATATTGGATCGTAATCGAATTACGAACGTCACCGGATCGGGTTGCCAATTCGAGACCACTAGCGAATGCGTTATTTGCACTTAAATCGACGTATCCATTTGTGGCAAGATACGAGCTTCGATGAGTGCTGTCCGCATAACTGATCTGACCAGCCGCGTTCTCGTATAGATAGCCAAGTCCAGAGTTTGCTAGTGCGGCGACCAAAGTATAGGCATCCGTGACGGACGCAGTTCGAGACGTCAATTCATAGTTACCGGTGTCTATCTCGCCAAGTCCAGAGTTTTCAGCATTCGCCCAAGTGGTCGTCGGATCGTAACTAGCCCAAGTTAATGCCGCCGGCACTTCGTTCCATGATCCGAAAAGGATCCCGTCTAGTACGTCGAATATTTGTTCGCCATCCAGCGCCTTTGTTAAGACGCCTTCGGTTAATACTTTTGGAAGTCTAGAAAGCGCGCCGAGTGCAGTAATCGAAATAGTCTCCGTGATTCCAATAGATCCACCAGATTGCACTCCGATGATGATGTCGGTGATGGAACCACCAAACAAAGCGACCGGATCGCCATTTGAATCGTTTACATAAATGGTCACGGACGAGTTGATTGTAGGTGCGAAGCCCGTATCGTAAAGATCGATTAAGGTTAGATTGCAATAGCCTGCGATTGCTTGAGTATAAATATCATTTCTGCCGGATCCTAAATTAAGATTTGTTAGAGTTACGTCTTTATATTCGACTCCATCAATTTTGATACTCCAAGTTGGAATCCAGATCGTCATACGAGAGCAAACCTATTCGCGCCTAAAGTGCCACGGGCATTCGATCGGTTGAGTACATCGACGATTGTTCGAGCTGTGCCTTCCGCGTCGATTGCGCCATTCACGGTTATGTTGAAGGTGCTACCCATGCCGCCATTCGGGACAATAGTGCCGTTGGAACTAGGGACGAACATCTCCGCTCCGCGTTCACCTACCACGTAAGACTTTCCAGCCGACACTGAACCACCTTCGGCGCGAAAGCCACCGAAAGCCGAACTGATCGCGTTACCAATACCTTTTACGACTGGATTATTTGCAACCAAAGAAATCAAGGATTGGATAGCGCCCACGACACTTTTTACAATTCCAAAGAGAGTCTGGAATCCGCTGATGAGATTGCCTACAACATTGATGACCACTCCAAGCGCGATGCCTATCCCTTGAACGGCTAGCTTCAAGACTCCACCAAGCAACGGTGCCACAAAGTCTTTTAAGAATTTAAAGAGCGCCGTAAACTCGTCTTTGTTAGCCATAACCGCGTCTTTGATCTGATCGAACGCAAACTTAAAGCCTTCCAATACTGGCTGAAATATATTCTTGATGAGATCAATATAGGTCTTGAAGGCGTTGGTCAAGCCTTCTTTGCCACCGACGGAATCGATGAATCCTGCAACCGCCGGAATCACTGTGTTCACGATTGTATTGATCATCGGAGTAATCGCATCTAAGACAAAGGATCCGATGGTCTCTTTTCCTTCGTCAAATGCAACGCGCAGACGAGCCATCTTGCCTGCAAAGGTATCCGCCTGTGTTGCCGCTTGTCCGCCGAAAGTTGTTGCAAGTTGCTTCGTGATCTCGTCCATCGACATCGTCTTGAGTTGTGCCGCGGTGAGTCCAATACCTAATTTGGCAAGTGAAGCCGTATTACCTTCGGCAGCCTTAGCCATCGCATTTGTGACGGCTTCGAGAGATTTACCGGATCCCGCGGCAACATCTACCGCGACAGATTGGAGTTTAAGAGCCGCATCGGAATCTTTGGTAGCGCGGACAAGTCGTTCGAAGCTCGGACGAAGTTGATCGTCCGTGAGTCCGGTAAGCAGGGATGTTTGGAGAATCTGATTTTCTACGGCGGAGATTTGGGCATCGGTCGCGCCGGTAACGTTTTGCAATGTGAGAGCGAGTTTGGCTTGAGCTTGTTCATCCGCGATCGCCGACTCCACGCCCTGCTTGAGAAGTACGGCACCGTAGGCAAGAGCTGCTGCACCGGCAACGGCGAACGCCGCGCCAGCCATCTTTCCAAACTTTCCAACCTTATCGCCGAACCCTTGAACTTCGGCTTCTGCGCCTTTGACTCCGCGCTTTAACTCATCGAAATCCGCGTCAAAGGTGATCTTGACCTTTGGAATACCAGCCATTATTCGAGACCCACCTTTCTAATGATCGTCTGGATTATGTCGATGTACTCTTTCGCAACGATTGGCGTGTAGTAATCCACCGCCGGATTAATCCAATATCCGCGCTTGTTACGAGCCGCCTTGAATCGGTTGGAATATGCTCGACCGAGTGAGTCTGTGCCTTTGCCGGATCCGTACTCGGTTCCCCAAAGAAGCGCACCGGCTGGCGCGGCTTGCTGCCGTACCTTTGCGCCTTTGCCAGACTTTGATTGCTCGCCGCCGTATTTACGACCGACCTTCTTTGATCCACCTACGTCAACTCGAATCAAACGATCTCTTTTAGCGGTGATCGACTGCGCTACTAGCTTCGTCTGTGGAGACGGAGCCGATTGGCTGAACATCAAAAGTTGTCCCGCTAGTCGTTGAGATAACGGATAAGCCGCATCTCGAACTTCGTTCTGGGTTTCTTTGTCTAACAAGTTGAGAGTTTGGATCAAGTTACGGAGTGCAGCCGGTTCGACTTGGATGGCAAAGGTTCCTTGTTTACTTGCCATTCCTTTTCTCCAATATCTCGATTGCGGTGTAGATCTGCTCCGCCGTTTCCCATTCTTTCATTGGTATCCCTGTCGCGATTGCGAGTTCTACCAAGACTCGATTTAGGCTTCCGGCGGCGTAACTTTTGGGCTGTCCACTTCCTCGGATCGAATATCGTCCACCGTATCGCACCAGACTTCGTAGGGCTTTATAGGTTGACCGGCAAGCTCGCGCTTTTTGGCGTTATATGCCAAGAAGAGAAGATCATCAAGTCCGACGTTTTCGCCGAGTTGTGTAACCTTCAAGCCTGTCTTTCGTTCCCATTTTACGAATTCCGGTGTCGATGCGGTGAACGACTCCGAGTCCCCTGAGAAATAAGTAACTGTTATCCCTGTTTTCATGCTCCCGATTTCCTAACTACGCGCTAAATGTTTCTGTAGGTGTTCCCACTACTTGAAAGGATAGTGAGACGGTCTGTGCATCCGGTGCCGAACCGCCGACGGATGGGAATGTAGGCAAGATATTACAAGCGAACACGGCTCCGGTTGCGGCGGTGATCGACGCAGCTAGAGTTGTATTCGGTGCGGATTCGCAAGCCGTCCAGAGTGATTCGCAAAGTGATCCACTAGCGCCCCAGTCGGCGAGCATTTCCACATTGAGAGTCCAAGAATCATCTATGGCTTTATAGGCGCGGCCATCTAAAGTTTGGTACGTTTCGATGACGTGATCCGCCTCAAGTGTGACGGTTGTAGCTTGTGCGTCGTAATTTACGGTAGCGATCGTCAGTACTAGATCGCGTCCGGTGATGACGGTCGTTGGCATAATTACTCCTAATTAGTTTGGGTGTATTGGGTTGAGAGTTCGATCTCGGACATCAGAATCTCCGACGCTCCGATCGTCATTGGGACGGGATTAGACACGGATCCCACCGTGTAACCTGACGGGATAACCGCCAGAATGCTTATGATCAACTTCTCGATGTTGTCGAGAGCCGATGCGTTGGAGTACATAGCGACTCCGATAGTTATTACAAGATTCACTTTGACGCGTGTAGAAGTCCCGATCAAATTTGGCTCAAGATAGGGCGTGTTAGGTA